TATGAAGATAAAGGTGTATCATTAAGATCATTTTGTACAAATAATAATGCTGCTTATGTTGCTGTAGAAGAAACATATGGTGATCATTCATATAATGGTCATGCTAAAAAAGATGAGTCATTTAGAAATGATATGACAAATTTTGGTATATTAATGGAAATTAGAGGTATAGATAAACCATTTAAATGGGCAAGAGAAGTAGTAAATAAATTACAAAAAGATGGTACAGGGTTATACTATAGTCCAAGTAGAGAACCATCACAAACTTCCGAGGGTATAGAAGTATCATCTGTTAAAGTTGATACAATGCATTATATAAGTAAAGCAATGCAACCCTATTTTTGGTATATAGTTGATTTTATAGAGGATATGAAAAAGGTATTCCCAACACTTAAAGATGATTGGGGAATTTATGTACCTGAAGTTAAATATTTAGCTCCTGAGCCATTAGTAAATTATAAAGATTTAAGTTTAACAAAATATCCAAATGTTCACTTTGTTGGTGATGCTTTATCAGCTAGAGGTATTTCTGTATCAGGTGCACATGGTACTCTAGTTGCTGAAAAAATATTGGATAATTAAAAATAATTTCGTATATTATAAATAAACAATTATTATGACAGATAAAACACCATTTCCACAAAGTAGAAAATTAAAAAAAGCAGATGGAACCATAGCATATGTTTGGGACGGTAAGCTTCATAATTGGGAAGGATATGCTTTAATTCCTGAAGGTAATGAAAAAAAAGGAGAATATCATTTATATGGTATTAAGCATTCAAAAGAAGAATGGAATGATGCTAGAAAACAGAGAGAAGGATTACCTTATTATAAAAATCAATCAATGAAAACTCACCTTTCAGATTATAGAAATTAAATTATGAAAATAGGATTATGTGGTACAATGAGTGTAGGTAAAACTACATTAGTTAAAGCGTTAAAGGAATTATCTCAATTTAAAGATTATAAATTTGCAACAGAACGTAGTAAATATTTAAATGATTTAGGTATTCCATTAAACACAGATTCTACATTAAAAGGTCAAACAATATTTTTGGCCGAGCGTTGTGCTGAATTAATGAATAATGACATTATTACAGATAGAACAGTAATTGATGTTATGGCATTTACAATGAATGCAAAATCTATTTCACATTATGATAAAGAAATTTTTGAAAATTATGCTAAAGAGTTTGTTAGGGAATATGATTATATTTTTTATATTTCTCCTTATGGTATTCCTGTTGAAGATAATGGGGTAAGGGAAACTGATGAACATTATAGAGATTTAATTGATTTTACAATTACTACACTTATTAAGAGATATAGCCACATGGCTAATAAAATAGAAAAAATCTCAGGTTCCACAGATGAGCGTATAGAGCAAATATTAAAGTTTACAAATCTTTAATATATTTATAATAAAACCCTTATTATAATGAAAAAATCTGATTTAAAAAATTATATCAAAGAAAATATTATCTCTATTTTATCTGAGGCAACAGAAGAAGAGGTTAAAGCTCAACAAGAGTTAAATAAAGAACTTGAAAAAACTATTAGTCTGAAAAAAGATGCTGGTATAGAAGAAGCTGAAAGAGCAGCTGATAGATATAATGTAAATGTATTTGGTTATCAAACACGATATTATAGAGTATGCCCTGCTGCTAAAGCATTTATGGATAAAGTAGTTGCTGGTGGTTATGGTGATATGTCTGATAGAAAAAATGAAGTTATAAGAATGGCTAAATTAAATGACCTTTTATTTAAAATGGAATTAAGAGCCGTAAAAGATGCTGATTATGCTAAAAAAATCGTTACTTCAGGTGAAGTAGAATATATAGCTGATACTATTAAAGATATGGCTGAAAATTTAGGTATTCCTAAAGACGATGTAAAGTATATTGATAATCATGTTGAAATAATATTTGATGCCCAAAGTGGAATTAAAGAAAACATGAATGAAGAAGACGAAAAAGAACCATCTAAAGATGAAATTTCTAAAAATAAGGGATTAGCTAAAACAGCTGAAGAATTAGCTAAAATTCAATCAGATATGAGAACATTAGCTAGAGATTATTCTAAGGCTAAGGGAATGGAAAAGGAAATTTTATTAGATAAATTAAAAGCTAAAACCAAATTAAAAAAGGAATTAGAAAATATTCTAGATAAAAAAATATAATGGGGTATAAGGAAAGGGTTATTTACATATTAAAAATTATAGTTCTTATTTGTATTATAGTTTGGTTACTTTATTCAGATAGAGAAAGATATGTTGAAGAGTATAATGCTAAAATTGATGCATTAGAACAAAAAGTCGATTCGTTACATAGTGAAAATGACGAATTGACTTTTAAAATAGATACATTAAATAACCAATTAAGTAGTTTAGATAAAGAACTTGATTTTAAAAATCAAAAAATAAATAATTTAAAGTATGAAATTAATACTAAAATTAGTGCCGTTGATGATTTTAATGATGATGAGCTTGAAAAGTTTTTCACAGAACGATACAGTGCCATCCTCGATTCAATTACAAAAACCAATAGCAAAATTAGTAATTAAAGATCTAATTTCAGGAGACGGAGCTAAAGAAGAGTTATTATTAAATATTGATAAGATAAAGTTATTAGAAGATAAAATAATTTTAAAAGATAGTGTTATATTTAATTTAAAAGATCAAATTGGTAACTTTAATTCTATATTAAATACAAAATCAGACCAACTTACCCTCTCAAAAAAATTATCTGAAAAATTAGAAACCGATTTAAAAAAACAACAATTAAAAACAAAATTAATGGGGGGTGCTGGTATAGTAGCTGTCGCTGTTACCATTTTTCTACTTAAATAATGTCGGAAATAAAAAAAGTAATAAGATCTGAGTATCTAAAATGTGCTAAGGACCCTGTACATTTTATGAAAAAATACTGTTACATTCAACATCCACAAAGAGGTAGAATTCAATTTAATCTATATCCATTTCAGGAAAAAGTATTAAAGTTGTTTAGAGATAACCCCTATTCCATAGTATTAAAATCAAGGCAGTTAGGTTTATCAACTTTATCTGCGGGTTATTCTTTATGGATGATGTTATTTGCTAAAGATAAAAATATTCTTTGTATAGCAACAAAACAAGAAACCGCTAAAAATATGGTTACAAAGGTAAAATTTATGTATGAAAATTTACCTTCCTGGTTAAAAGTAGATGCAGCTGAAAATAATAAATTAAATTTAAGGCTTATAAATGGTTCACAAATTAAGGCAACATCTGCAAGTAGTGATGCTGGTAGATCAGAAGCAGTATCCTTGTTATTAATTGATGAGGCGGCATTTATTGAAAATATAGGTGAAATATGGGCATCAGCTCAACAAACACTTGCTACTGGAGGGGGCTGTATAGCATTAAGTACTCCTTATGGTACTGGTAATTGGTTTCATCAAACTTGGACAAGAGCAGAAGCATCAGAAAATGATTTTTTACCTATAAAATTACCTTGGTTTGTTCATCCAGAAAGAGATGATGCTTGGAGAAAACGACAAGATGAATTATTAGGTGATCCTAGAATGGCAGCTCAAGAATGTGACTGTGATTTTTCAACATCCGGTGACATTGTGTTCTATCCTGAGTATATTGAATATTACGAAAAAACATTTATAAAGGATCCATTGGAAAGAAGAGGAGTTGATCAAAATTTATGGGTTTGGGAATCACCAGACTATACTAGAAATTATATGGTTGTAGCTGATGTTGCTAGAGGCGATGGTAAAGATTATTCTGCATGTCATGTTATTGATATTGAAAGTAATGTACAAGTTGCCGAATACAAGGGTCAAATTGGAACTAAAGAATATGGACATTTATTAGTTGGTTTAGCTACAGAATATAATGAAGCATTATTAGTAGTTGAAAATGCTAATATTGGTTGGGCAACTATTCAAGTTTGTATTGATAGAGCTTATCCTAATTTATACTATTCTCATAAAACAGAAAGTCCAAATGCCAATTCTTATTTTGAAAAATATATGGATACTAGTAGAATGGTTCCTGGTTTTACTATGTCTTCAAGGACTAGACCTATGGTAGTAGGTAAATTTCAGGAATATTTAAGTGATAAAGGTGTTACATTTCAATCTAAACGTTTATTAGAAGAAATGAGAACTTTTATTTGGAGAAATGGAAGACCCGAAGCTCAAGGAGGTTATAATGATGATTTAGTTATGGCTTTTGGTATAGCAATGTATATTAGAGATACGGCTTTAAAATTTAGACAAAGAGGAATAGATATTACTAAAAAATCATTAAGTAATATGTCTGTTAATAGATCACCATACCAATTAGGATATGGAAGTAATCAAACAAATAAAAATCCTTACGAACAAAAATTTGGGAATGATAAAGAAGACATTAGATGGCTCTTCTAAATCATATTTATAATAATAACAATATATTATGGCTGATAAAAGCATATTTTCAAGATTAAAAAGATTATTTTCTACTGATGTAATAATAAGAAATGTAGGTGGTAATCAAGTAAAAGTAATTGACAGTGGTAAAATACAGGCTACTGGAGAAATCGAAACTAATTCATTATTAGATAGATATAATAGAATTTATTCTACAAGTCCTTCTTCTTTATATGGGGCTCAATTTAATATTAATTATCAATATTTAAGACCTCAATTATACTCTGAGTACGATTTAATGGATCAAGATGCTATTATAGCTTCTGCTTTAGATATTTTATCTGATGAATCAACATTAAAAAATGATATGGGAGAAGTACTTCAAATTAGAAGTGCTAATGAAGACATTCAAAAAATATTATATAATTTATTCTATGACGTATTAAATATTGAATTTAATCTTTGGATGTGGATTAGACAAATGTGTAAATATGGTGATTTCTTCCTAAAATTAGAAATAGCTGAAAAATATGGTGTATATAATGTTATACCATATACAGCTTATCATATTGAAAGACAAGAAGCTTTCAATCCTGATAATCCAGCTGAAATAAGATATAGATATGCACCTGATGGTATGGATAATATAAGTTCAGGTATGTATCCAGTTCCAGGTGCAGGAGCTAATTTAGAAAATGAACCTGGTATTTTCTTTGACAACTATGAAATGGCCCATTTTAGACTAATTTCAGATGTTAATTATCTTCCTTATGGTAGATCTTATATTGAACCTGCTCGTAAATTATATAAACAATATGTTTTAATGGAAGATGCAATGTTAATTCATAGAATAGCACGAGCACCAGAAAAAAGAATATTTTATATGAATATTGGTTCTATACCTCCTAATGAAGTAGAAACATTCATGCAAAAAACTATTTCACAATTAAAAAGAACTCCATTCCAAGATAATAGAACTGGTGAATATAATTTAAAATATAACATGCAAAACATGTTAGAAGATTTTTATATTCCAATTAGAGGTAATGATGCTACAACAAAAATAGAAACCACACCTGGTTTACAGTATGATGGTATTCAAGATGTTGAATATTTAAGAGGTAAACTATTTGCTGCACTTAAAATACCAAAAGCATTTTTAGGCTATGAAGAGGGTATAGAAGGAAAAGCTACACTAGCTCAACAGGATATTAGATTTGCTCGTACAATAGAAAGAATACAAAGAATTGTATTATCAGAATTAAATAAAATTGCATTAGTTCATTTATATACTCAAGGGTATACTGATGAAACATTAACTAATTTTACTTTAAATATGGCAGCACCTTCTATTATTTTAGAACAGGAAAAAATAGAATTACTTAAATCTAAAACAGAATTATCTCAGCAATTATTAGAACAAGGTTTAGTACCTTCTGATTGGATTTATGATAATGTTTATCACTTTAGTGAAGATCAATATGACGAATATAGAGATTTATCTAGAGAAGATGCTAAACGTAAGTTTAGATTAGCTCAAATTGAGGCTGAAGGTAATGATCCTGTACAAACTGGTAAATCTTATGGTACACCTCATGATTTAGCTTCACTATATGGTAAAGGAAGAATGTATACTAATCCAGGTGATGTACCAAAACCTGAAGAATATGCAGCAGATGATCCTAAACTTGGTCGTCCAGTTGTTTCTAATACTAAAAGAAATAAACAAGATAGTAATTTTGGAAAAGATAGACTAGGAGTTAAGCGTATGAAGGATAAGGATAAAAATGATTCTAATGACATCAAAAATAATTTTAAAGGAGGTCCTTTAGCTTTTGAATCAGCTAAAACAACTTATTTAAAGAATTTGGATATGTTTAAATCATTAAATAAAAAGAAATTAATATTTGAAGAAGATAAGGATGATACTTCACTATTAGATGAAAAACAATTAAAGAAGTAAAATTTTTTCAATATTTATAAATAAATATATTTTTTGATGAAAATAAAACATTCAAAGTACAAAAACACAGGTATATTATTTGAGTTGTTAGTACGACAAATTACGGCTGATACATTAAAAGGCAGTAATTCACCCGCTATTGATATATTAAAAGAATATTTTGTTAAAACCAGTTTAGGTAAAGAATATAAACTTTATGAATCTGTTTTAAAGTCTAAAGTACTTACTGAAGGTAGAGCTACTTTGGTAATTGATACATTACTTGAAGCATCTACTAAATTTAATAGAAAGTCCTTAAAAAAACAAAAATATAATTTAATTAATGAAATCAAAAAACATTATGATTTAGAATCTTTTTTTGGTTCAAAAATATCAAATTACAAAGAATTAGCAGCATTATATACTTTAATTGAAGCTATTAATTCAAAAACTATTTCAAATCCTAAACAATTAGTTAATAATAAAATAACTTTATTAGAACATTTAACTAAGCAAGAAATAAAAGAAGACTCAAAAACAACAGTTATTCAAGAATTTTCTAAATATGATAAAGATGTTAGAACACTAACATATAAAGTATTATTAGAAAAATTTAATGAAAAATATGATCAACTAACTAATGATCAGAAACAAGTACTTAAAGAGTATATTAACTCAGTTGATTCCACTCCGGATTTAAGAAATTTTTATAATGTAAAAATTAATGAGTTAAAAACAATCCTAAAAAAAGAAAATAAAAATATCAAAGATAAGGCTACTCAAATTAAAATTAGTGAAGTAGCTAAATATTTAACTGAATTAAAAAAGACAGATAAAGTCGGAGATAATAATTTAGTTGATTTGTTACGTTTTTACCAATTAGTAAATGAAATACAAGTAGCAAATGGCATACAAGTATAAACTTAATGAAATGTCTAAAACTGCTTCCGCAGATGAGGCAGAAAAAGAATTAGGAATACCTAAAAGAAAATTTGAGGTAGGACAAGTTACTGTTAGTAAAGATGGCAGAACAAAATTTACTGTTACAGATATAGATGATGTAACAGGAAGAATTTCTTGGAAAGTTGAAACTTTACCTGGTATAGAAAAATTATTTGACGATGTAAATACAGCTTATAATTCATCTAAAGTAACAGCTAAAAAATTAAAAGAAGATCCTAAATTTGAGGAGACATTTCAACAACTAAAACAAATAAGGAATAGTATTAGAACTCATGTTCGTAATGAATACCCAGATGAATTTCAAAGATTAAGATTAAAAGGCGTATTAGAAGGTGAAGTTGAAGAAATATCTACATCAGGTGCTGCTGGTGCATATAATACACCTTATGCATTTGTTAGAAAACCTTTAAGACCTAAAGGTAAAAAGAAAAAGAAAAAATCTAAATATAGAATGAAAATGCCATCTGGTATGGTAAGTTCTTTAGGTTATACAATGACTGAAAAAATTGATTATGATGAGGCTTTGACATTAAGAGGAATGTTAGCTGATTTAAAAGATAGAAGAGCTCAATTATTTAGAGATATGGAGCAGGAAGCTGAACCGGAAGGAGGCCCAATTGCAGATAGATATGGTGATGAGTTAAATAAGATCGAAGATAAAATGTATAAAATACAAAAACAACTTCGTGATTATGATATGAATGAAGGCACTTGTGGGTATGATAGAGATGTAAATGGTAAAAAATTAAAAGGACCAGGTGGATTGGGTGAAGCTATTGATTTAGTCCACGTATATGATAAAGATGGTTCTATATTTGGTACTGGAGAAATTGTTCAACAATTTAAGGATACTGCAAAAGTAAGATTTGACGGTAACTTTATGGGTACATTCCGAAATGATAGAATTAAACCAGTTCAAGAAGGAGATACTTATGAAAAAATGGCTGCTAAGGGTAAAAAAGCAGGTAGTTTAAAACAAGGTACCGTTAGAAAAAGATTAGGTATTAAAAAGGGAGAAAAAATTCCATTATCTAAAATAAATAAAGAATTAGCACGTCTTAAAAAAATGGATAAAGATGAAGATAAGAAGGGTGTGCAATTAGGAGATAAAAATCAAAAATATTATAAGGCATTACAATTATCTAAAACATTAAAAACAACAACTAATGTTGATGAAAATAGTAAAGACCCAGGAGCTAGTTTAGGACCTGGACCTAAAGCGGGTCCGGATGGAGTTACTGATAGTGCTTATACTAAACAATTCAAATATAGATTAGTTCCTAAAAATAAAGATGGTACATATGTACAAAAGGGATCAGGAATGATAGTTAAGAAACTCTTTTAATATGTATAACATGAAATATAAATTGGTTAAGGAACAAGAAAACAAAGCTGAACAATTTCAAAAACAAAGAATTGAAGCATTTGATCAACTTGAAACTAAACTAGAAAATATAAAAAAATTATTACGTCAAGGTAAAATTAATACTATAAAATACTACAGAGAAAATCCAAGTAGTTTTGATGTATTTATTGGAACCGATTTAATAGGCGATTATTTTAAAGATATTGAAACATTATTAGATAAATAAATTATGAAACAGACACCAGAACAATTATTTAACCAGCTTAAAGAAGAATTTGTTCCTAAAAAAGAAAAGGAAGCAATTAACGAAGAATTAGGCGGAGTAGTAGAATTAAAACCTATTGCTAAAATTGAACCTACTACAAAAGAACCATTTTGGACTAAATTTGAAAGTTTTTTAGCAGAAGGTAATTCCCTAGAACCTATAGTAAATACTGATATGAAGTATAATACTAAGGAAGGAGATGAAAAAATTAAAAGTCAAGATACTAACTTTTCAATGGACAATAAATTGGCAGGTTCTTATAAAGTATCTGAGGAAGTAAAAAATATTGAGTCCCATAACTATGATTATAACCCTTCAGTTGAAAATATAAATAATGTTAATGCTCAAGAAGTGTTAACTGGTATTCAATGTGAAATAAATTATAATAAAGAATTAACTTTAGATGAAGCTAAAGAAATTGCAGTTAAAAATTTAGCTAAGGATCCTTTACATTATGTAAAAGAAGGCCAATTTGGTGTTAAAGGCCTAGGATATTCTGAAGCAATGCTCAATACTAAAGAAAATTCTGGTGAAACTTATGGTGGTAGTGGATACAGTGAGAAATTAAAAGAAACTGATAATGCAATGCAAGTTGTAAAAGAAAATACTGAATGTTGTCCTAAGGAACAAATAAATGAAGAATTTGGTTCTGTAGTTACAACTGGAAATCCTAATTCTTTAGCAGCTATGTCTGGTGAAGTTATAAAGCAAATGATGGCTGAAAAAGAAGAAGAAAAGAAATTACCTATGGATGAAATGGAAGATGAAGGTACATCTGTATCTTATTCGGACACAATGGAAGCTAAAGGTAAAGATATGGATGGTGATGGTGATGTTGATTCTAAAGATTATTTAGCAGCAAGAGATAAAGCTATTAAAAAGGCAATGGCTAAAAAACCTAAAAAAGAATCTATTGATACTAAATTAGCTGAAATAGGTAAAGCAGGAGAAATAACTAAAATGGAGGCTCAATTAGAATTTCTTAGCAATTACATTAATGAAAAAGCAGATAGACTAAGTTCAATAAATGAAGATGACAATTTAGCTGAATTGGTAGATAAAAAGAAAATGAAAGACATGCAAAAGGAAATTAAGCTTTTAGAAAAAAGAAAAGCTAAAATGGAAAAAATGTATGAAAAAATGTCAGGAAAGTCTTATAAAAAACCAATAGATGAAATGGATGCTGTAAGCTGGAATGAAAAAAATAATCCAACTAGAAGTAAAGAAGTAGGTGAGAGAGATCCTAAAAAAGTAGGTCAATCAACTTCTGCTTATGCTGTAAATCAACCGTAATGAGTAAGAAACTATTAATAGAAACACATGCTATTAAAGTTTCACCTTCTCAATTAACAGAAAACGTCAATAAGGAGAACGGAAACTTAATGGTTGAAGGTATCCTTGCAACAGCTGAGGTTAAAAATGGTAATGGACGTTACTACAAAAAAGAGTTATGGGATCGTGAAATGGAAAAATACGATCAATTAGTTAAAGAAAGACGCTCAATGGGCGAACTTGACCATCCAGAATCTACTGTAATTAATTTAAAAAATGTATCTCACATTGTAACTGATTATGGTTGGGATGGAGACAAATTAATGGGTAAAATAGAAATTTTACCTACCCCTTCAGGTAATATATTAAAAGAATTAATTAGAAATGGTATTACAGTAGGTGTATCATCTAGAGGTATGGGTTCACTAGAACAAAATGGTAGTGTAA